CTGTTTCATCAAAGGCGCGATTGACACCCACACTATATCCTGCGCTCACGTTTGTGCTGTTCGCCGGCGTCCAGGTGATTCCATTATAACTGTAGGCTGCTGTATTACCTGCTGAATCATTACCCGTAGCAATCCAGAGGGTTCCGTTCCAGGCAACTGAGCTACAATATCTATTAAAGATAGGAGTTGGAGTCGAGAGCCAGATATTTCCATCATAACTATAGGCTAGGGCTATGCTGCCACCTATTAAGACTGAGTCACCCCCTACAACCCAGATAGTTCCGTTCCAGGCAACTGAATTCCATGAAGCTGTTGAGGGGACAGTTGCTGCTGCTGTCCAAGTTTGGCCATCAGTAGAAGTCGCAATAACTCCACCAAGAGTATTTCCTCCAACCGCAACCCAGATTCTACCATTCCACGCAACCGATTCGCAACTCGTCGTAAAAAGCGCATTTCCTGATGTGCTACCAAACCAGTTCGCAGACCCATCCGCACTATACGCAAGACGATTTGAAGTAGAATTAGATCCAGCGACCCACAGGGATCCATTCCAGCCAATCGCTAAACAGATATCCGTATTAAAGGGGCTCCCCGTAACATTCGCCCAAACATCTCCATCCGCGCTATAAATGAGGCGGCTAGAGCCAGAGCCCCCCGCAAGCCACAACGATCCATTCGATGCTAGAGCATTGCAGCCAGTTGTTAACAGGGAGCTCGCCGATGCATTCCCGCTCCACTTGAATCCATCGCCACTGTTTCCAAGCTTATAGGGACCCGTTCCACTAAATCCCGCGAGCCACTGATCTCCATCCCAGGCAATCGCATTACAAACAGAATCTATGAAAATACTATTGGTGTTTGGCACAGGAATCCATGTGATTCCATCTGTGCTACTGGAAAGGATTGAGCCATACCCCCCATAATTAATCCCACCTATGAGGTCCAGAGGATTCGACGGATAGATGACGACGAGTCGTTCTGGTATCGCCACATTCGGTAGAACTCTGTTTACCGCTATCCCATAACAGGTTGTAAGCAATGATTTAACGACGGTGACAGGCGTCCAGTTGATTCCATCAAAGCTGGTTAACATAGACTCTGTGCCTGTTCCGCCTGCTAGCCAGGCATTTCGGGTCCATGCTGTCGCCTGACATGCTGTAAAATATCCAGAGACATCGACAGCATCATTCCATGTGACGCCATCTGTGCTATACACAAGTGTATTGTTTGAGGGATCTGTGCCTCCCGCAATCCATTGTGAGCCGCTCCAGGCCACAGCATTACAGGCTGTTCCTAGCGGGTTTACAGGGGTCGACGCAATCCAATTGATCCCATCCGTACTATAGGCGATCGTATTGGCCCCCGAACCACCCGCTACCCATCGACTCCCGCTCCAAGCGACAGAATTACACTGGCTAAATATGGTGTTCCCGTTGTGCGAGGGATACCAGGATATGCCGTCATAACTGTAAATAAGCACCTGTGTCCCTGATCCCCCCAGAACCCACGTAGAACCGCTCCATGCCGCAGCCAAGCAGGCCGTTGTCAGATAGTTGCTTGCCTGAACCAATGATTCCCATGAAATCCCATCTGTGCTGTATATAACACTGATACCAGATGTAACAGGTCCTCCCACAATCGACAAGGGGCCATTTGTCACAATTGTCCGGGCCGATGATAACAGAGTTCTAGCACTTGCGGAGGCTATCCAGTCGGTTCCGTTGCTGCTATAGGCAAGTGTTGACGCGGCACCGGCTGATCCCGTGGCAATCCAAATATAGCCATTGTATGCGATGGCGGTACAGTATCCCCCGCTAAATATGGTAGCACCATTGGCAGATTCTAACCAAATGGATCCGTCATTTGAATAAATAATGGGATTAGCACCCTCTCCTACAGCCACTAAAAGGTAGGCACCAGGGGGGATCGGATTGAACTGGGTATCATAGAGATATCCGTAGGATTGGAGGGTTCCATTGCTCGAAAACTGATTGATGCGAAGACTTGGATCTGTTCCCTGTGCGGGACTCAAGGAGTAGAAATTGCCTGTTACGGGTTGAAGAGGATACTGGAGGGGACGGAAATAGAGTTGAGAATTATTACTATCGAGCGTCCCGTCCACCGTAAGAAACGCTGTTCTATATACATCACTTGCCTTATACGACATCCTACTGATTAGCAGATCTTTAATCCTCGAATTAAACGTGGTATGGTGGTTACTTCCGGCCTAAGAATAACCGGAAGATAATAACAGGAATGCCTGCAGGTGGTGGTTTACTACAGCTCGTCGCACAAGGCAAACAGGATGTCTTTTTAACGGGGAACCCCCAAATATCATTTTTTAAAATGGTCTATCGGCGTTATACTAATTTCGCCGTCGAGTCCCAGCCCATGTATTTCGATGGTACAGCGAACTTCGGTCAGCGCATCTCATGCCTCATTCCACGCCGTGGAGATCTCCTCGGCAAAGTCTACCTCAATGTCCTTCTTCCCAGACTGACGGATCTCTCGGGAAATCCCGTGTCCTACGTGAACGGTATCGGAAATGCCCTCATTCAGGAGATCACCTTTGAGGTCGGCGAGCAGGAGATCGACAAGCAGACCGGTGAATGGATGCAGATCTGGGAGCAACTTGTCACCCCCGCCTCCCAGCAGCAGGCGCTCAACAACATGGTCGGCTGCGTGGACCCCTACATGGTTCCCGATTTCATCCCTGGGCCCCTCAGTCCAGGACTAGAGCTCTTCATCCCCCTCCAGTTCTACTTCTGCCGCAATCCGGGTCTCTATCTCCCCCTCCTTGCCCTTCAATATCACCCTATCCGTATCAATATCACGATTGCGCCCCTCAATACCCTGTTCTACAATGCCGCCATGCTGACAGACACCAGATGTAATCTCTACGTCAATCCCGCCAATATCACGAGTATGATGCTCTGGGGTGACTACGTCTATCTGGATGTCGAGGAGCGCCGCCGCTTCGTCGCGAAGAGCCACGAATACCTCATCGAGCAGGTCCAATACACGCCCCTCATGTCCGTGACCCCCTTCCAGTCGCAGATAACGATCCAGACGGACTTCAACCACCCCATCAAGGAGTTCATCTTCGTTGCCAAACGCGACTTCATGAGTCAGATCAATGAGCCCTTCAACTTCAGCAGTCTTGCGACAAATGAGCCCCTCGACATATCGGCGATCGGCGGCTACTTTTCGCCGGGCACAGTCCGCACGGATCTCATTGCCACGGCGCTCCTACAACTCGACGGCTACGACCGCTTCCAGGTTCGCACAGCGCCCTATTTCCGTCTTCTCCAGCCCTACGATCATCACACCACGACCCCGGTACAGCAATACATCTACTGCTACTCTATGGCGCTCCAACCCGAGGACGCTCAGCCATCAGGAACACTCAATGCCAGCCGCATCGATTCCGTCAACTGGCAGATCACCATGAACCCCGTTCTCAATACGGCCTCCTCAACCAATCCAGCGACCTCTGTGCGAGGAAGCGCCACGATTCGTATCTATGCCCTGAACTATAACGTGTTCCGTGTGGTGAATGGATTCGGCGGAGTTCTGTTTACAATATAAGTATCGGATTTAGTTAGAGTGGCCATGGAGCAAATTAAACAGTTAATACTACCCACGACGCTGGATCGTTGGAAAACACAGAATCTAGACTACAATTGGTATTTCGCATTAACAATTGCAGGCGGATTTTTTGGCCTCGACTATCTATATTTAGGAAGTCCCATTGGCGCCATTGTAAAATTCATTTTCAATATCTTCACCTTGGGCTACTGGTGGTACTTTGATGCGCTTAACGCAACAGTTTCACAGGATCAAATTCGCTTATACGGGCCTTCTGCCCCGGTTATAGGGGCTACAGGTCTTGCCGCCGGCCGATTCCGTGATGCCAAACGAGAACTCCCTCCTACCGATCAACTCAACAAACATCTGAATTTTATGATCTATGGCTTAGTCATCGCGACTCTTGGGATCTTTGGCGGCGACTCCTTCTTAACCGGCAATTTCTTTAATGGTGCCATCCGTCTCTTTTCCTTTATAAGTATCATTGGCATTCCAATTGCGATGCTCTGGTTCGTTAGTAATGCCTATTACTATTTATTAGATACTAGCTCGGCGCTAGATCAGAACTGGCTGTTCTTTGGGGCCCCGAAACCCGCCGATGAGAGCGCAGAATGTCCTAGTGTTCTCATGGTCTTTACGGTCTGGGCCCTCGAAACATCCCTCACGGTCATGGAATTTATACCAATCCTAAGTACCTTTGTTCCATTCTTAAGAACCTTTATAGAACGATTACGCGACGCATATGGAATGACAGTCAAAGTTGTGAAAGCAACGGTCAAGGAACTCATTGTTGCGAAAACAAAGGGGGAACAACTGCTCGCCCAGGAACAGGGCAAACCCCTTCCAACCGCTCAGGAACTCCAGGTAAAGATCGCAGAACAGAAGGGCGGCGCCTTCGATGACTCGAATCCACTCGCTGCCATCCTACTCTTCGGCACCATCGGATTCATCCTCGTGTCTAGTATTGTTGTTTCTTTACGGCGGCAGAGACAGAATGCAGCAGAACCAAAAAGCACAGACTCCGCAAAATCAAAAGCCGCTAAGCAACACGGAGGTGAAGCAACAGATGAGCCCCCTGAGCCAGGAATCCCTCGAGGCCCTACTCCAAGCGTATGATCCCCCCGACATCGCTATCGTCTATTTTACGGCCAAGTGGTGCGGTCCCTGTAATCGTCTCAATCTTCAGCAGATCGTGAATGTTCGCCCAGGAATTCAGTGGCATTTATGCGACGTCGACGACAATGACTACAGTCTCGGGTATTGTGGGGGCTCCGTTATTCCCTCCTGGCTCGCAATCATCAAGGGAAAGCCCAGACCCCTCTATACGCAGTCCGATACAGCCTCTGTGTGCTATTGGATATCTACACTATAGAGGCATTCTGTTGAACCAATTCTAGATCCTCCATTTCATTGATATCATATACTTTAAAATCCTCCTCCGTTCTCACTAAATAATTGTCGGCATCTCCTCTCGTACATTTTATAGTATTCCAGTGCTCTCGTGACTGACAGTTGTAGTGATTGTAACAGAGGAAATCAGGATCCACAATTATAAATTTATCAGTTTTATGTATAAATGTAGGGTCCATGAAATTCGCATGAAGAATATTCAAGGATCCAAATTCATAGTCGCTATTCACGATATATTTCAGTTTTGGATTTTCTACCATACGATATGCTCTACGTTTTGTAAATGATTTCACAAGCCCTGTTGGCTGCTGTTCGTGTCCATTGGACCCAAACAGAAGTTCTCGAATCTGGATCTGTGCTAAATGTTCAGCTGATTTTAGAACATATAGAAGACTGATAGATTGTCTCGACCATACATATTCGTCCAAATCCACCATCATAAGCCACTTTGTTTGCTTGATGCACGGAAGTATATGTCGATTATACAAGTTGCGTTGCCGACCAAGATAATAGGGTTCCTCCACATTAAAAAGCGTTATGAGCCCCTTATCAATATATTCTTGAATCTGAGCCACTGTGTCATCTGTAGAGGCATCATTAATCAGATAGAAATGCTCGACCCCATGATGTAAATAGTGTTTGATCCACTCCACAATTATATGGCGTTCATTCTTAAACATGGCTCCCACGGATAGATAATACATTCTGCATATCTACGTTTATACACTTTAGATATGTGAATTTTAGATAGGATCTCCCCCTTCCAAAAGCTCCTTCAGCTTTGATTCTAGATCTATGACCGTATTATAGCATGTTGAAAGACGAATAGGTCCCCTGTTCCATTCTAGTTCTGCAAATTTGCCATTCGGTAAGCACTCTACCAGACTATGACGGACCTTGTCATTGAACCAATAGGTGACGGCCAACACATATGGATACTTCTTGGTATAGGGGCAGGGGCGCAGAATGGGCTGAAAGGGGTTCTGTGTTACGGCCAAGGTTGCCTCCAGGCGATTGAATTCCTTATAGAAATTCGTGGCCATATACTTATCGCTGTTTAATTTGCGAAGAGCATTCGTCCGCGACCTTGCTGTATCTCATAGACATTCCAGCCATCCATGAAGGCCCTCAGTTCCACTTTGCGCTGACCGGAAATTGTCTGATTTGGCACATTATTGAGCTGAAAATACAGGGTCGGTCGGTCCGCCGTTGTGAAATTGATGGAACCGTTCGGCACTTTCGAAAAGGGCCGCTGCATCGAATATATATCCCCCAGATTCCATCGCATTTCGCTCATCGTATAGCCCGAGTCGATCTCATCTTTCGCATAGGACTGAATATCCTGCCAGATGAGCGGCGGAAAGTCATATTCACGGTCTCTACCCGCAATAATCAGCTTCATGGCATTATAGAACTGTCCGTCAGGGGCTGCTGGATTTATCAGATTTGTATATTCGTTGTTGTCGAGCGCATTGGCCGTTCTAAAAAATACAAGTAGGCGTTCCACGGGAAAACAGGCATCGAGGCGGCGACTTGATGCCGCAATCGAGGACACATCGAGCGCCGCAAAATCCGCTGGGCCAAAGGTAAAGACATTCTCAAAGGGACGACGGAAAGGGATGGACTGTCGCTGCTTCTGAAGGGAGGCACGGATATCGGGATCTAAATACGCCTGAATTGTTTCGAGAACGATCGTGGGCTGGCCGAGGGCTTCCCTGGCGATCGGCTGAACGGTCTGGGTCTCCCCTGTCGGAAAGGTGTATTGAAAGGTTTTCGAGAACGGATTGGGCTTGTATTGAGACGGAAAGGATGAGACGAGGTCCTCGAACTTTCGGAGCTTGATGCGGAGACGATAGTTCTGAACCGGCAAGCAGCAGAGGGGGAAGCCCCCGTCCCCTGGTGTCTGGAGGCCAGGAAGGGGCAGGGCGAGACGCAGAGTTCCAGGGGTAGCCCTGTAGGCGATAGTGCGAATCGGATCATTGCCGACGGTGATACCTCCAAGCTGCTGTGCTGCCAAATACGAGCTATTCCAAGATCCCTCTGATGCTGTTAAGCCGAAGAGCATGTCCCCCGACCATTCTTGGATGAGCGCCTGGTCCTGATAGAACTGGATGCGCTCAAAGAGGAAGTAGCCAATATAGTCGCAGTAGCCGTAGCTTGCGCCCGAAAGGTCCTTGATCCAGTAGGTCGAATTGGCCTCTACAGGGGGCAAGGTGGTGCCCCCGAAACTCATAGGGAGTTGTGGCAGCCAGGTGGGGAGTTCGACGAGCAGATTACACTCGGTCATAACATCGCCGAACTTGTCGATCTCTATTTCGAATGTATTGCCGAACTGGGGCGCATTGAGGGGCACGGTGGTCCTCCTCTCCTGTAGGAAGGGTGTAGTCGACTCGTATTTGGAACTGAATACATGGTCGCTCGTGGCCTTATCAACCGCAAAATAGTCATCCTTACGCCCTCGTGCCACGAGCTCAAAGAGCGAGCCCTGTAGCGACGATTGTTGAACTGACGTCTGGAAGTTCATTCCCTATTGGTATAGTCGATGCTAAATTTGATGAATTAATCCCCTAGTTAGATTGGCAAATGAAACTCGTCATTGTCGAGTCCCCCGCAAAATGCGGGAAAATACAGGGGTTCTTAGGTCCCGAATTCCAAGTCGTGGCCTCTATGGGACATATACGAGCTCTGGAGGAGAGCCTGGATGCCGTGGGTCTGGCAAATGACTTTGAGCCGCGGTTCGAATTCATTAGCGAGAAGTCCAGGGTCCAGAAAGATCTACGCGAAGCGGCGAAGGGCAAATCCACCGTCTATTTGGCAGCCGATGATGATCGGGAAGGGGAGGCCATCGCCTATTCGGTTGCTCTGCTCCTCAAGCTCCCGCTCGCAACTACGCCGCGCATTGTGTTCCATGAGATCACCAAATCTGCCATTCTGAAGGCGGTCGATCATCCTCGGACACTCAACATGGACCGCATCTGGGCCCAGCAGGCCCGCTCCATGCTCGATATGCTGATTGGATTTACACTGAGCCCTATTCTGTGGACGCAGGTTGCCCGTGGCTTATCAGCTGGGCGCTGTCAGACTCCTGCGCTCAAACTGCTGGTGGAAAAGGATAGAACGATTAAGGCCTTTCAGGCAACGAGTAGCTGGAAGATTGGAGGATCGTGGTCTGGGACCCCTTTAAGTCCTTTCCAGGCCTCTCTGGAGGACGATCTGGAGGATGAGGAGTCGGCCAAGAATTACTTGGAGATTCGGAGGGACGATCGGAAGGCCACGGTTATCAGTAATGTTGTGAGGCCGTGGTCGTCGTCGCCGCCTGAGCCGCTCATTACATCGACCCTTCAACAACAGGCGTCGGCTCTGTTTGGCTTGAGCCCGAAGTCCACGATGCAAGTGGCACAGAAGCTGTATGAGGCGGGACATATCACGTATATGAGAACGGACAAGGCGGTGCTTTCGGAAGAGGCTGTGGCGGAGGCGAGGGCTGTTGTGGAGAGCAAGTGGGGGAAGGCTTACTTGGGAGAACAAGGGGATAAGAAAGAAGTTAAGAAAGAAGCAAAGAAGAAGGACGGAAAGGCTGTGGGGGATCTTACTAAAGGGGGGCAGGGGGGGGGCGTGCCCCCCCCCCAGGAAGCACACGAAGCCATCCGTCCCACCCATTTAGACGTGGAATCGGTGGAGGCGGACGGTGCTGGTCCCAAGCTCTATGGGCTCATTCGACAGCGTGCGCTCCAGTCCGTCATGGCGAAGGCTGTGGGGGAGACCACCAAAGTCGTCTTCCATTGTGCTAATGAGGACGAGGAGAGTCGTCTTCCCTGGGCCGCCTCCTGGAAGCGCACCACCTTCCCTGGCTATCAGATTGTGGGGCGCATCGCGGCCTTGGAAGAGTCCGAAGAGGTCGAGAAGGAGGATGGAAAGGAGGCCTGGGCCCAGGCGGTTGCGCTCGTGCCTGGCACGGAGCTCAAGTGGTGTCAACTTGTTGCGGCGCCCCATGAAACAAAGGCACCTGGCAGGTTCACGGAGGCAACTCTGGTGCGCGATCTCGAGAGTCATGGAATCGGCCGCCCCAGCACCTTTTCGTCCCTCTTGGCCGCCGTTCAGGATCGCGGCTACGCAGAGATCAAGAACCTGCCTGGTGTAGCCGTGGATCTCAAGACCTATACCTTGGCAGATGCTGCGAAACCCTTGGAAGTCAAGGTCTCCAAGAAGACCGTCGGCGCGGAAAAGCAGAAGCTTGTCCCTACCGACCTCGGCCTTCAGTGCCTAGCATTCTTGGAAACCCATTTCGGCCACCTATTCGAGTATACCTTCACGAGCCAGATGGAGACGCGACTCGATCGAATCGAAAAGGGCCAAGAAGCCTGGAAACAGGTTCTCAGAGATACCTGGGCGACCTACAAAGACAAATACCAAACTATGATAAAGGCCCCCTCCAAGGAAGGGGCCAATCCCAAGCTCAAAACGTTCTCGAATGGACTGAAAGCGGTCATGTCAAAGAAGGGGCCGCTCCTGTTGACAGAAGGGGGCACAAAAGATGATACCACCTTTCACGGCTGGCCGCAAGGTGTTCTGTTCGACGCCATAACAGAGGAGGTCGCCCTGGCCTTTGTTGGCAAAGCAAAAGAAGAGGCTCAGGGGGAAGTTCTCGGTGAATGGAACGGCCAACCTGTGATACGACGAACAGGGAAGTTCGGACCCTATGTGAAGGTCGGGGATGTGACCCTGTCTTTAAGTCCTCAGGATACGTTCGAGGTGGTGCTCGAAAAGTTGGAGGCCAAGAAGGCGGCAGGAGGCTCGGGGGTCCTCAAGACCTTCAAGGAATATGAGATTCGCACGGGGCCCTACGGACCCTATATCTATAAAACAACCCTTAAGAACAGACTCTTTGCGTCTCTTCCAAAAGATATTAAGATTGATGGGTTAACGGAGGCTGATGCCGCCACCTTGTATAAGGCTGGTTTAGAATCTAAGAAAAAGGCGAGTAAATTCCAGAAAAAATAATAATTCTATAGAATTATTAGGATGGATCTCATTGGTATTCTTCTCTTCTTAGTTCATCTAGCCATAGCAGGAATATCAATAAGCTTTATTATATTTGGAACAAATCTATATGTCACCCTTATTATGACATTTTTAATGGGACTTATTTGGATAGCCTGTATCTATTTTGACGGGTGTATAATTACAAAAATGGAGAGCAAATTGCCACTATTAGGAACAACACTCACTGAGTCGGTGAAACTATTGCTGCATATTCATGATTCCATTCAAATAAAAGATATCGAATATATGCTTATTAGCGCAGCATTTGCAGCCTACCTCGTGAAATCAACTATTTTGCTAGGAGTTGAGTATTTTTTCGAACAGCCCCTTTCAAAAGTTCTGGCGCGCTACGAGCAGTCAAAGGAATCAGGAGGTATTATTGTGCGACTATTAGTCTAAATGGAGCATAGTCTTGAATCCCATGGCAATTAGAAAGGCAAAGATACTATGAAGGATTTCATTTGACATATTTCGATAAGGGGTGCCCGGTTCACAGCGTGTCTTAAAAAGCGTATCCATGAATTCGGGATCATAATTACAAAATGTTCGTTCATGATGTAGAATATGGCCTGGATTTCCTATGAGACTAAAATCAAGTATATGAATTGTTATATAAAGAAAGGCAGCACCCAAGATCAAGCTGGTACTAAAGATATGAATGCCTGTCAGTTGTTGGATAATAACAATAAAGAAAAATCCCATGAAATTTACGAAGGTCTCTAGGATCAGATTAAACCATTGTGGGACCGGAATTACATGATCGTGGTGAATACTAACATGTGAATTGAGAAGACTAATAGGATAGATGGCTGAGACGGTGTGTATGAATCTATGACCCCAATAGCTCCAGAGAAGAATAAGTATGGTTTGTAAGAATGCTGAGAGAAGACTAAATGCAGGGAGGGCGAGTGTCATAGATAGGCCGATCCACGCAATGATAACAGGACCATATGCGATTAGAAAATCGATCGGTCGAATGGAATCATCCATACTACTAGATACAAGTGTCAAAAAATTTGATACTTGTATGCGTTTATAGTTTAGGCATAAATGTCTGGATTATATCGTGTTGCTTGGAGAGTTGTTGAGACGGGATTCGAGGGACACGGGGATTATATCACCCATGATTTAGCAAAAGCATGGGTCACATACGGAAATAAGTGCTTTAGTCGCGATTCGTGGCGTCGTAGAGATGCAAGAAGCCCAATGTGTGATAGGGATGATGGAACAGTTATCGAGCACTGGCTGGAGGAGAAGCCCGCGGAATAGAGAGGCGGCTATTGATATTTTTAAGTAGGCAATATATAAGGAGTAGATGGTTCAAAAAACCAGAAAGAACAGAAAGAACACACATCAGCTGTTTAGTGATAATCCTCGCGGTGATCCACAAACAACTGGCATAGGATACGGCAGTGCGACAAAAGCGCGTTCATCGCTCAAAAAGATTCGTAATAAGCCACGCATCTATCAGCAACAAGTGGCGACTACCATGTATTACAGGGCCAAATACCATAAGTATCAGACCCCTGGTATGCGCAATGCTATGAAGGTGTATGGGACATTTTTAGGAAAGCCAGTTAGCTCATAGGTGTTTGAGGGTCGATTCAAAGAACTGGAGAGAGGCCGCGATGGCCTCATCCATATTGAAATACTTATAGTTGGCGAGGCGGCCGACAAAGAACACATTCTTGGCCTCCTCTGCTTTTGCCAAGGCCTTATAGGACTCATAGAGGGCCATATTTTTCGCGTTTGGCACAGGATAGAATGGCTCGCCTGACGCGTTCGTGGTCTCCTTCACAATGACCGTGTCCTTGGATTCCTGATTCAAAAAATGCTTGTATTCTACGATGCGAGTAAAGGGCACCTCCTTGCCAGGATAGTTTACAACAGACGCCGGCTGATAATAGTTCATGTTCTTGAGAACTTCAATGTGAAAATCGATGCT